CCATGCCAACGCCGAGGGCGGGCAGGGCGGCAAGCGTGGCCGCGACGCCCGGGTGCAACGGTTGCGGCAAGGCGGCCAGCGGTGCCCACACGAAGCCCAAATGCTCGGGGTTAAGCGTAGGTGCGAAAGGTTCGGCAACGTTGAGGCCGTAGGTCGTAAAGCCCCCGTCGTAGTCGAGAATGCAAAGCGGCTCGGTCGGTGCCTGCCCGATTTCCTCTTGGCTTTCACGGATCGCGGCTTGCTCGGGGGTTTCCCCTTCCTCGATATGCCCGCCCGGGAGGCCCCAATGCAACGGGAAGTCGGCCGTATTACCCGAGCGAAGCAAAAGCAAGACCGAATCGCCCGCCCGGTAAAGGATACCGGCGGCAACGTCAGTACCCCCGGCCGCCCGGTAAGCAATGGCCGCCGCCCGTTCGACCGAGTGCCCCGCGCGAAGTAGCTCGGCGAGGTTTTGCGAAATAATCTCAGGCGTCGCGCCTTTGACGAGCGGCATGTCGCTTACTCCTTCGGAACGAGGGAGGCGAAGACGCCGAGGTTCGCTTGCGTCAGTTCGGTAAGCGTGTTGCCCGGTGCCCACGTGCCGCCGAGCGAACCATTCACGGAAACTTGCACGTCTTTGGTTTCGTCGTCTTGCAGGAAATCGACGAAGGCGAACGCGGCCGCTTGCGCGGCGGTGCGGTCGGTTACGTGGCAGGCTTGCGCAAGCTCTACGCGGTCAAACTCGGCCGCGATTTTTTCGCGGGCTTCGGCCTTCGTGGCCGCACGTACTGCGAAAGAGTAAGACATTTTCATTTCCTTTTCGTGAGTAGAGATTATCGTAACACTTCCCGGGGCTTAGTTGTAGGTCGCGGCCAGCGAAGGCAACGCGGCCTCGTCACTGAAACCGCAAACGATGGTCTTCCGGTCGAGCGAAATCCAGCGAATGCACAAGTTCGGGTAGTTGAGCCGGTTATCGACGAGGCCATAAACATGCACCCAATCGGACAAGAAGACCGAGGCGGGCAAGGCGGTATCGAGTACGAGCGTCAAGACCGTACCGGCGACCGCGTTGTAAGCCGCGCCGTCGGTTGCCGAGGATTGGTACGCGGTCACGATATTTATGTCGGCCGGTACGGTATGGTCTTCGCCATCAAAGAGCGAAAGGGTCGCGAAGTCGTGTCGCACCCGTTGCGAAATTGAAGCCTCAATGTCGAGGGCGGCCGGGGAAAGAACCGGGGCGCTTACGATCACGAACGATTCGGAATCCTCGACGGTCGGGTTCGTACTCAGGGCGAGAACGACTTGGCCGTTCGAGTAGGATTCGCGCACGACGAAATCGCTCGCGGCTACCCCGGCGAAATTGCCGTACAGGGCGAGCGCCTCGGCGGGCGTGGTTGCGTCGGGTACTGCCTGCCCTACGTCGCCGCCGGTCAGGGGGTCGCCGGTAGTCGGATCGACGAGAACTACGGCGCGGCCGAGGTCGCCGCCGTCAAAATCTACAAGCCCTTTTGCGAGGGTGTATTCGCGTTGGTTTGCCATTGCTTACTCCTTTGAGAAATCGAAAACGGGCGACATGGTGCAACGGCAATTCGGGGCCTGCCCGGGAATCCCCCGCTCGCCCGTGCGTGTGTCAATGACCGGCAGTTTATCAAAGCTGAATACTTCGCCGTCCATATCGACATGATCCTCGCGCGGGTGCGCGCCTCCCCCGCTATGATGCCACATGAACTTTTGCACGCCTAGCGCCTCCATGCGCCCGCGATTGACCGAGTTATAAACCTTGCGGGTTTGGTCGAGCGCGATATTCTTTGCGCGGCGGTGCGTTTGGCCTTCGTACTGTTCGAGCGCGGGCACAAGGTCTTGCAGGCCGTTACCCGTGGTAATCGAGCGCATTACCGCGCCCTCGACCTTTTGCAAATACTCTTGCGCAATCGACTTGATCAAGCCGACATTTTCGGTTACGGCCGCCTTCGTTATCTCGTTGAGCGTCGGATTACTGAGCGAGGTTTTCAAGCTCATGCCGCCCGAGAGTTTTTGCAAGCTCGAATGCAAAGCCTTGGTGCCCGAGGCGTCGGCGGCTTTCACCATGTCTTCGGCGAGGGGCTTTGCCTTCTTTGCGAATAGATCGTTAAACCGATTGCCTAGCGACGACATGAGCATACGCGATTGACTCGCGATTGTTGCGTCTTCGCCGAAGTGCGAGGCGGCCGCGTCGGTCTTGAACAGGCGCAACACTTCCCGCTTTACTTGCGCCGTCATTTGCGCGGTCAGGGCCGACAAGGCCCCCACGTAGCGCACCGCGACCGCCGCGTTATGTTGCAGCGGGTCGCCTCGGAAGGTAGGCGCGGCCGATTGCTTCTCGGCCCATGCCTTACGCTTCGCCGTTAGCTGGATTTTCTTCGCCATTGTCTTGAGGGTCTTCGTCGGTTAGGGTCGGCAGGCCGTTGAATCCGCTTTGCTCGTCGGCCGAGATTTTAGCGCGTACCTCTTGACCATCAACCGCGCCAATATCGACCGCGTAAATCTTGTCGGCTTCCGCGTTGAGTTTGCGCACCTCGGCCGATTCTTTGCTACTCATGGAATCGATAGGCTTCCAAGTGCAATCGACGCCGAACACTTCGCCCCCGAAGCGCGGCACGATTTCGGAACGGATCAGGCAAACCATATGCCGATCAATGAGCGGTTCCATGTCATTGACTTGGATGCTTTCGAGTTCCTCGTGGTAACTCTCGGCCTCGTACTCGCCCGTCGCGTTGAACCCCTTCGGCGTCGTGCCGAGTAGCTTCGTTGCCGGGATATTGGCGGCGGCCGCGACGATTTGGTATTGCGTCATGATTACGGTATCGAGGTCGGCCAAGCTCGTGTCGTGTTGCTCGATTCGGTCGGCTTCCGAGTCGGCAATCTTGACGCCGTAGTTATCGCGGAATTGCGCCCACACGTTCAAGCGTTGTTCGAACGCGCCTTGATTGGCGAGGGCCTTCGCTACGTCGGTATAGAAAATCATCGCGCGCTTTGTGAGGGCCAGTTGCGGCGCTTCGTTCGCGGTGCGCTCGGCGGCATAGACGCGCTCGTAAATCAGTTGCGGCACGCTCAAGCCGCCGTAGAGGTACGACGGTTTCAGAATGTCGGCAACTTCCGGCCCCTTCATGATTACAAGGTGCGATTTGTGATACCGCTTGTTGTTGATAAGCCAGTAAGTCGGCTCGTAGAAGTCGAGGGCCGACGGGTCGCTCGCGCTTGCGCTCGTCAATTCCGGTACGCACCAATACGGGTCGATTTGCGACACGCCGCGATAGCTTCCCGGGGTAATGGCGTCGGGGTTGAACGGCTTCACGTAGTAATCGGGGTCGGTACTTTCGACCTTGAACAACGCAACGCGCACGCCGAAGACGCGGCCCATTTTGACGTATTCAACGAGCGTTCGATTCAGGCGGTAACGCTTGTTCGCCTTCTCGATTGCGGCGAGTACCTCGGGGGCGACGGCCGAACCATCATTGACCGTAAAGGAATAGCCCTTGCGGATAGCGTCGCGGGCCGGGATCAAGCAAGCCTTGTTTATGAGCCAGTGTTGCGCCATGAGGGCGCACATTTGATAACCGATGAAGCCTTGCGAGCCGTACCACATGGCTTGCACTTCGGGGATGCCAACTTGCCCCAGCGAGAAAACCGATTTAATGCCCCCGTCGTAGGCGTCGTCGTTCGCGAAGGTCGTAACGCTCTTGCCGTCGCCGGTCAGTACGTAGGTATCGCCCACGGTTCGGGGCAACGCGCGCTCGGTCAAGCGCATGAGCCGCTCGTCGCGGGTCAAGGTGTCGTCGAGGTCGATTTCGGTCGAAAAGAAAGAGTCGCGCCGCACAAGTTCGGCGGGCGGTGCGGCTTGGGCTTCGGGCTTGGTGCCGAGCAACCAGCGAAAAAAGCGTGCGAACATTTCGTACCCCTTACGGTAAATCAAAGAACCCGCGCCGCTTCGGCTCGGTCGGTGCATACGCAATCATGACACTATCGGCGAGGTTTGGCGACTTCGAGCCTTCGGGTTGCTTGTTAATCAAGAGTTTGCCCGCCCCATTTTCCGAGTAAGTCGGTTGCGATAGCTCAAGCGTGAGTTTCGATAAAGCCGGTAGCTTACTCGAAATTGATATGAGCGAGTCAGGATCGGCGACCGGGTGCCCCTGCACGACGGCGCGGTACGTGCGAAGAAAGCGCATTCGCAACGACCACCACGCTTGAGCCTTGGCGTTCGCGAAGTAGTCTTTGTTCGTGCGTTCCTCTTTGTCGCGTGAGTCGTCGCCGTCGAACTGCGGAATCTTGCCGTCAGGATCAACGACGCCCGCCGAGCCTTGGAACTTGACGACGCCGAACTCTTTCGCGCCCTTGGCCTTGCGCGCCTCGTTGAGTTTGCGCGCGTCGCCCTTGGTGCCCGCCCCCAGCCCGTCGCCGTCATAAGCGAACTCGCCGTACCCTTCGGCCTCGCAAATCTCGAAGGCGCGTTCGACGGTCGCGTAAATGTCGGCCCCCTTGCCGCTCCACGCTTCCACGTATTCGAGCAAGACGCCGTAGCGACCGGCGAAGGCGTTCAAATCGCTACCCTCGTCGGCAACGTCGAGGCCGCCTTGGCGCTTGCCGGAAATGTCGAGGCCGAGGCGCACGTGGGCGTCGATAGCCGCTTGAACCCATTCGGCCGGGATCACTACGCCCGCGACGCTTGCGTTCTCGTTAATGTCGTACTCTTGGGCGATAACCTGCGGGTCTTTGGTCAGCTTGAGATTTTCGTACCAAGCCTCGTCTTTGCGCGGGTCGTCGCGCCAATGGAAAACGAAAACGTCGTCGGGCGACCATGACCGACGCTTGACCGAGAAGGGCGTCGCAGGGCCATTGACCGAAGACATGTCGATACGGCAATTCGTGGTCGCGCTCAACGATTCTTCGGCGCGCTGGGGGCGCTCAAGGTGCGCGGATTCATCAACGAAGTAAATCGCGGTACGGTCGCCCCGGCCGATGTTGTCGCCCGCCTCGCCGGTCATGACGCTACCCGAGTCGGGGAACGTCAAGCGCATGAACGCGCCGTGCTTGTCGCGTTGCCAGCCGCCGCGAAACTCTCGCGGAAGGTTCGCAAGGAATACCCGGGCTTTGTAGAAAAGGGATTTCGGCGAGTCGAGTCTATCGACGTATTCCTCTTTTCGTGACCCGAAGCCGATAGCCATACCGTCGTAAAAAAGGCAAAGCGTACAACTCAGGGCGATAGCGACCCAGCTTGCGCCCGTGTCGCGGCTCTTGGGAACGAGGCCGTCTTTCGAGGCCCGCCAATGCCCGACGATCCATTGCATAAGCTCGGTTTGCCGGTCGAAGGGGATAAACGGAATCGTCGCAGGCAAGCCGCGCTCAATGTTCCGGGGGTCGTAGGTCATGCCGAAGTCTTCCACGAACTGCCACGGGTGCGACTTGTAATACGCTTTTAGCACGGGCACCAACGCGGGGTCTTGGCGAATCTTTCGAATGAGTTCGAAGCGCCGCCGGAACACGACGGCGTAATCGGGGTTTTTGAAGTCGAACCCTTCCACGATCAACCACCCCCCACGATTTGCGAGTACAGGGCGGCCAGTTGTTGCGGGTCGCTCGGTAGGTCGGTCGGCGGCGCTTCGGGGATCAGGGGGCGGCCATCCTTGCCCGTGAGTTCGCGTTTCTCAACCAAGAGGCCGAGATATTTCGCGATATTTTGCAGCGCGCCGTCTTGGTCGCGCATCTTGATTTCGAGGCCGTCTTTCGTGCGCTTGACCCCGGCAATTAACTTGCGCTCGGGGCCGGTCAGGCTTTCGGTATCGGCGAAGAAAATATCTTCGAAGCCCTCCCCGTTGCACTCGGGGCAGTCGGGGTGCGGCTCGGCATTGTGCCGCCATCCGAACCCGCCGCCGCAGTCGGGGAAGGGGGCGGCTTCCTCGCCGCGCTTGGCTGGCCGCATGGCCGCGTCGCACGCCTCGGCATACTCGCGGGCGCTCCATTGGTATTGATGCGCGACGCCGTGGCAGTACCGGCAATTCACGCGCCGCACGTGCATGATTTTGGAAGGATCGGCCGTTGCAAGCGCTACCCATTCGCGCAACACGTCGGCGGCTTCGTAGAGGCACTCTTGCGAAACTTTCGCCATTTGCGCCTCGATTAAACCTTGAATCCTTGCATCGTTGAGCAATCGCCACGATGTAGGCTCGGCGCTTGCGGGCGAATACCCCGCCCGGATCGCGGCTTGCGTTCCGTTGCGGTCTTTACAGTATTCCTCTACGAACCGAGGAACCCGTTTTGAGCGGATAGGGTCTTGAGCGTTCATGTCCGCATCTTACACAACCTTAGCAACCACAAGCAACCACAATGCGCGGCAAGCTCTACCCGTTTTTTCGGTTATTTACCTCTAGGCTTCGGTTACTTCTTTCCCCTTGTTTCTATTACCTTTTTCCCTCTTTTATACTCTCTACCTCTATTTTATTAAATTGAAAATAGAATATATAAGAACGTATAAGATAAGAGAAATACATATACATAGTAGTCTTACAACTACGGCGCGTAATAGGGAGAAGAAAACCGGGTGCGGCGAAACCTACTTACCGTATATGTAAATTTGCATATGCGTATAATACCCGGCGGCCTTCCGGGTAAGCATATTCGTATAAGGCAAAAAGCGCCTTACACTTACTCACTACTTACCGTTGCTTTCCTACTGGAAACACGGTATATTCGCCTACACGAAACCAAGTAGGGGCGAAAAATGAAATTTCCAATAGTCACGAGGGCGCAAGCGCACGCGCAAGGCTTGAAGCGTTTTTATAACGGTAAGCCGTGTAAGTATGGGCACGACGCGCAACGCTTCGTATCGACGGGCGTTTGTTGCGCTTGCAACGCGGCCCGCTCCAAGATTTTCTCCCGGGCCAAGGCAGGCGACGAGAAGGTTTTTTCGTACCACTTGCACCCCGACGACGTAGCGGCCGCGCTGGCCTATTGCCAAGCGCTCGACATTCAACGGGGCCGCGTTCCTTTCTCCCCGGATGCACCCGCACGAGGGGCCGAACCCGCCGCCATGCCTGCCGACATTGAGCGGCACCGCGCGACACTCATTGCGAGCTATTCGCAACCGAGCGCGCCCGCCTACCTTCCGACGCCGTAACGTGGGGGCCAAGCCATGACCTTGATAGAACAGTACGCACCGCCCCCGGCGGGCGAAGGCTGGAAAGATTGGGCGGGCGGCGAGTGCCCGGAACCCGCCCCCGTTCTCGTTGAATACCGGATGCGTTGCGGCTTGACTTCGACCCGGGGGACGCCTGCGGGCGAGGTGCGATGGATGCACGCGGGCAACGGCGGCGACGTTGTAGCGTACCGACGAAAATAATTCTTGACATTCCGTATTTCGTATTACATAATTCAGCCATCAACAACGAATTACGGAAGGAACACCAAATGCAAGTCGCTACCCAAATCCTCGAACAACTCGGCGGGAACCGCTTCGTCGCCATGACCGGCGCAAAACAATTTGTCGGCGGCGAGCGTTCCTTGCAATTCAGCCTCGGCCGGGGCGCTACCAACAAGGCAAACAAAGTTCGCGTGACCCTCGCGACCGACGATACCTATACCGTCGAATTTTTCAACCTGCGGGGCGTCAATTGCAAGCCGTGCGGCGAACCCGTCGAGCGCGTCTATGCCGACCGCCTGCAAACCGTTTTTACCGAAGCGACCGGCTTCGATACGAGGCTCTAACCATGCAACGCACCATCGAACAATGGCGGGGGTGCGCCCCTGCCGTTATGGCTACCCAGCAAAGCCCCGTCGCGATTCAATTCGCCTTCGAGGATGCCAAGGCCGATATTCTCGCGCTCTACGCCCTCGCCGAACGTGTCGCACGCCTCAACCCGGCGGCGGGCGAGATTGGCCCCGGAATGTTGGCCTCGCTCGTTGAGCAAGCGCGGCACTTGACAAACTCGACAAGTAGTACATAATCACGCCATGAAGACCCCAAATTTACCCAGCGGCTACACGTGCGGCCATTGCGGCCGGTTCGCGAAATTTTCGGCATGGCTCTTTGCCCATTGGTACGAGCCAGTCATTCACACGTGCGAATGCGGCGCGCGTAGTCAGCTTGTCGAAGGCCGCGCAACTCTCAAACATCAACCCACGAAAGGCAAATGATCATGACCCCCAAGCCGATAAATTCTCTCAAGGCCCTAGCCGAAGGCAAGACCGACGGTTTCCAAAAGGCCGCATATTTCAAAGTTCGCCCGGATAAAGTCGAGTTCGAACAGGGCTTCAATTTGCGCGAGGAAGGCGCGGAATTGACCGAGCATATCGAACGCCTTTACCACGCCATGAAGGCGGGCGCGTACATTCCCCCGATTGACGTTTCGGTTATCGACGGCCGGGTTCTCGTTCGCGACGGCCATTGCCGCACCCGGGCCGCCCTGCGCTTGCTGGGGGAGGGCGTCGAGTATCTCTTGGAGGCGCGCCAATTGCGCGGCAACGACGCCGACGCCGTGTTTCATATGCTCGGCTCGGGTCAGGGCAAACACTTTACCCCCTTGGAGCAAGGGCGCGGCTTCCTGCGGCTTACCAACATGGGCCACACGGTCGCCGAGATTGCCGCGCGTACCGGAATGCACCGCTCAACCGTGGAGAACGGCTTGGCACTCGCCGAGGCCCCCGTGGCCGTGCAAAAGATGATTGCCGAGGGTAAGGTGGCCTCGCATACCGCGCTCAAGGCCGTACGCCAAGAGGGGGCCGCCAAGGCTACCGAGAAACTCGCGGCAGGCGTCAAGGCGGCCGAGAAGGTCGGCAAGAAGAAAGCCACGGCAAAGCATATCGACGGCCCCAAGGAACGCGGGCAAACCCTGCCGCCGAAGGAAACCGCCGCCCCCGTGCCGCCCCCGCCCAAGCGTCGCGCGGCCGACAAGACCCTCGAAGATAAATGCGTCGAGTTCGTTCGCGCCCTCGCCGACCGTAGCACGCTTGTAACCTATCAAACGCGCGACTTCGTGCAATTGATCGAGGCCGCTTACGATATTGTCAGCCCCGAGGAACCCAAGAAATGAGCCAAGCCCCCCACACTTGCGCCGCCCGACCGGGGGCCGATCAACAAATGCGGTGCGCCCGGTGCGGCCTCGTTTGGGATATTGACGACCCCGAGCCGCCCACGTGTCGCGACGAGCCGGTGCCGAAACCGAAAGTCAAGAAACCCAGCAAAAGGAAGCCGAAGCAATGACGCTCGACACTATCGCCCGCCTCGCCCAAACGGTCGCGGCCATCGCCACGACGGCGGCTTGCCTCAAGTTCCTACTATCATGATTCGCGCATGGCTCGCGGGCTTGTTGGCCGCCCTGTTCCCGCCGAAGCCATTCGAGGCCCCGCCCCTTAACCGTGCCGAACGAAGGCGAAAGCAACGCCAACGAACCCCCGGCGGGTGCGGGTCAAGCGATTGGCAAGCAAGATACCGGCGATGGAAGCTCAACCGCAAATAAAGCCCTTCGGGGCTTTTTTTTCGTTTTAGGGCTTGACATTCCGTATTTCGTATTACATAATTCAGCCATCAACAACGAAACGAGGCCCCAAAATGAAAAAGTTCGAAGCCGGTAAGACCTACACGACCCGCAGTATTTGCGACCATGATTGCGTTATCTCGGTCACTATCGAGAAGCGCACGGCCAAGACGGTAACGGCCACGGTTCGCGGCGAGTCGAAAACCTTTCGCGTTGCCGAGTACGACGGCGCGGAATTTATCAAGCCGTGGGGTTCGTACTCTATGGCCCCTATCATCAACGCAAACGACGGGAAATAATCATGGAAACAATCGACCTCACGCCCACATGGGCCGCAGTTCTCCCGATCCTCTTGGCCGCAATGGAGAACGGAACCGACGAGGGCCGCAGGCTGGCCCGCGAAGAATTCGCCCGTATGGCTCAGGCGGCCGACAAGTACAACCAAGTCACGAGCCGCGCCCTAAAGGCCCTCGCGAAAACCTTCCCTTATGCCGACAAGGCCGTATCGCAGGAACTAGCCGACGGCGGCGTGGGGATGCGGGAAGACCTCGACGCTATCGAAGACGCCCGCGACGTTTTGGCGAAATTCGGGCCATGAGTAAGCCCCGCACCCGGTACGGTATCCTCGACGACTTCGGCGAGGTCATTCGCTGGCAATGGGATAAACCCTCGTCGAATTACCGTTACATTGTCGAGCGCGTAAAGGTCGCCCCGGCCGTCGATTGGAACAACTTCGAACCCGCCCTATTCTGAGCAACTCCCAAAAACCGAAGGCCCCCGAAGGGGCCTTTTTCTATTGCGGCTTGACTTGTTGCGCCGCCGTGTATGCCTTGGCTATCTCGGCCGCCCCGCTCAACCATCGGTCGGGGTGATTGGCGAGGATGTAGAGTTGCGGTTTCTTGCCGTCGGGTTGCACGGGGTTATTTACGCGGCCCTCGGGCAAGCCCGGGTGCGGAATGTAGCCCATGCCCTGCAAGAGTTCGCGCCGCTTGTTGAGGCTCAGGCGGCCGCCCATTTTGAGGGTTTCGGTAACGAGGCGGTCGAGCATGACCGACGATACCCAGCCCCCCATAAATCCGGGCGTGTCTTGCGCGATCACTTCGGCGATTTGTTGCTCGACGCCGCCCCGGCTTTCTTGCATGGCCGCGTCGGTCGTTGAGGTATGCGGGGCGCGGTGGCAGGCCCCGGCGGGGTTGAACTCGGGCGGGATTTGATAGGTATAGAGGAAATCGGTAATCGCCGCGAAACCTTCGGCCCGCGCCCATGCGTATAGCTTGGGGAAGTAATCGCCGCTCATGCCGTCGCGTTGAATGTCGGCGTAGGATTGTTGCCCCGTGTAGAACAGGGCGAAGCGGCGGGCCGTGTCGGGCGTCTTGCGAACGGCGGTTTTATGGTTGGTCGTGGCGATGAAGTTCGCGCAAATTTCCATCGAAAATTGATCGACGCCCTTTTGCTGAATCTGCACGCCGAAACCGCCCGTAATCAAGACCATGAGCCGATTTACTACGTCGTCGCTCGAATGGTCTTGCCCCTTCAATTCCTCAAGGGCGACGAAGATTTTATCGGCGATCCATCCGTTAAATTGGCTTGCTATGTCGTCGGCGAGGGGCCAGTGCGTGAAATGCTGGCCGACGGCCATTGCCACACAAGCCGAGAAAAAGGTTTTCCCGTTGCCTTCGCAACCCTGCAACACGGGGCACCAAGGGAATTTAACGCCCTTGTGTTGCACGCACGCCGCCATATAGGCGAGCAGAATTTGCCGGTCGCGCTCGTCGGGGAGAACCTTCGCCAAGTGCGTAAGGAAGGGGGTAACGTCGCCCGGGGCGCGCTTGACCTCGGCGGGCCAATAGGTATTGACCCGCAGGCGGCCCGCGTCGTTGATGATGCTGCCCGGGGGTTGGTCGGGCTTGAAACAAATCGTATCGGCTCGGGGGGCGCGCAATACCTGCGACTCGGTGAAAGCCTCCCAAGCGTTGCGCGTCGTGCGTTCATTTACGGCGTCCATTGCGAACACGTAGCCGCCGAACGCGACCCGGAATTGGTCGGGCTTGAGCATTGCGCCCCCGGGCACGAGTACGCGGTGGCGGTCTTGGATATACACGCACCCCGCAAAGAGCGTTTTTTGCGCCTCGGGTGATAGGAAGGTATGCCCGGTCACGTCGGCGGGGATTGGGGCGGCTTCCGTGGCCCTTGGCGTGGCCGCCGCTTCCATTGGCTTATCCTGCAAAACGTCGCCGGGTTGCGAAAGTATCGCGGCAATCGTTCGGGGCAAGTAATCGTCGCGGTGCCACTTGTCGCGCACGAGGCCCGATTGCATCATGAGCGATTTAATTCGCTCACCGTGGCGACCCGTCCAAAAGGCAAGGTGCGAAGCGAGCGCGGCGTCGGCTTGGCTCGCGTCATAGGCCCGCCCGCCCCCGTCAGGGTAAGCCACGGTCAAGGCGTCGGCGTTCGCTTCCCAAAGGTCGGCGAATGATGCGCGGCCGCCGAAGACATTCGAGGCGCTCTTGCTGCGAAGGGCGCGCCGGATCAAGTCGGCGTCGTCGGTCGGCCCCCGCCATTCAGGCACGGGCGCGTCGCTCAAAGAGAAATCGCCGTCGGCCCCCGAGGAAGCCCCGGCCGGGAAGTATTCGGCCGTCACGGCATGGAGGGCGGCGGTATGGTCGGTCGCCGCGTCGCCTTGCGCCCCGACGCCGGTAAGGGCGACGAAACGCAACTCGGTATAGAACTCAAGCCCGAGGGCGGTATTTTTCTTACCGTGGGCAGGCGCGCGGCCGGTGCCGAAAATGTGCATTCCCTTACCCGATTGGCTCATTTCCATAGCCGCGCCCGGGAACATGGAGGCCAAGCGCAAAGCAACCGGCGACCATTGCGAGCCGTCGAAAGCGTTGTCTATGTCAATGAAGAAAAACGGGTCGGATTCCTGAAACGAGAAAGCCACGCCGAAGCCTTGCCCCCACGCGCTCGCAACCGCGCAAGCATGGTCGGCGGTCGTCCAATTCGCGGGGTCGTGCGCGGTGCAAACCTGCCCCGTGTGGGGGCTTACGGGTAGCTTGTCCATCTTGCCCGGGATGCGTTGCGAGGGCACGAGGGCATAACAAAGGAATTGACGGTACGCCGCCATAGCGGCCAAGGCTGGGGGCAAACTTTGCATTCGAGAGGCCCCCTTAATTCGCGAGCGATTGCAAAGCGCGTTGCCGCAATTCCTCGGGGGCTTTGAGCGCGTGGCGATCCCGTGCGGCCAAGCCTTGAGCAATCACGGGGAGGCACTCGGTACGCACGGCCTCGCGCATGATATGGCGGCGAAGCTCGGGCATGGTGCCAAGATGGTAAGAAATCAGCGTCGGCGGGATTCCGGCTTTCTTCGCGATTTCGTCGCGGGTAATGCGGGAATATGTCGTATCGCTATGACAAAGGGCGAGGGCGGCCGTCAGGATTTGGGCGACTCGCTCGCGGGCTTCTAGTTTGATTTGTGGTTTCATAGTGCCTCAAGGATAAAACGACTTGTCGGTTTCGTCAAGTTACAAAGTACCCGGCCCGGTAGCGAAAGACGCATCGCCGCCGCACGAGTTTATCAAGTTGCACCATGCCAATTGCGCAACCTCCCGCCCCGCCCCCGTATATTGCCATCCCGGGGCCTTAATTTCACGCGAAACAAATTGCCCGAACGTGTGGCCGACGTGGTGCGGCAGGATCACAAGGGGGCGAATACCGATCAAGTCGCCCGATTTGATTACCTCGTTCATTTTGGCCGAGTCATTGCCGAGGCCGTAGCGCACGGGGCGGCCGGTCTTGTCTTCCAAGACGCCGACGTTATTTCGAAACAACTTTACGCCCTTCTCGCTCGCTTCAAGCCGCACGACGGATTGCGCCCACGCCTCGGATTTGCCCGCGCCCGGGGCCTCGGCCGGTAGCGGCGGGGTATAGGTGCCGAGCGTAATTTGCAAGTCGCGGAAGGCTTCGACGGTAAGCGGCTTGCCCGCGTTTCGGTTGAACCATTCGTGTAAGTCGTTCATGCGGGGATCACTCCATGCGTATCAAGTAAAGTTTTGATTTTGAGGGTCAGGGCTTCGGCGTCGGGCCGCCCGAGGGCTTGCGCCGTCAGTACGTCAAGGCCGAACGTATGGTAAAAAATCCGGTAACTTTGCGAATCGTCGCGGCCTTGGTGCCGTTGCCAGCCCGCCCAAAGCGCGATCATTTCGCGCAAGACGTGTTGCGCTTGTTGCCGCTCGTGGTGCCTGTTCATGAGGCCCCGGGCGGCCATCGGGTCGAGCGATTGCGGTATGCGCGGCGCGCCGTCAATGTTGGCGACCTTCCCGCGCAAGGCGGCGAGCGCTTCCGGGGTCAGTTCGTGCAAGTCACCATCGACAAATTCGGGGGCGCTACGCTCGGGCGGCTCGGGGTAGAACCCGCAGTACGGGCACGTCTTGAGGAACCGGGGGTAAATCGAAGCGCACGGCGTACCCTGCCCGTCGGCGTTCTCGTTCGCGCACGCACGAAGCGGCACGGCGTCGGAAGGCCCCGAGCTACGGCGTTCGCGCCGGTCGAGCGTGTCGTTACGGGGGGCGTCGGGCAAGCCGTGGCGAATGACGTTGCCCACGTGGTCGATAATCAGGGCGACGGGCTTACTACTCGCGGCGATGTTGGCGCGGCGTTCCTCGTCGCTCAGGGTGCCCCAAATAGCCGAGAGGTCGGCCGGGATCATGAGGCGCAAAGCGCGGCCGAATTGCTGCACAAACAGGGGCCAAGATTCCGTCTTGCGAACCATGCTCACGACCTCGATTGCCGGAAGGTCGAAGCCTTCGCCGAACAAATCGACATTGACCAATTGCATAACTTGGCGCGTCTTGAACCGGCGCAAAATTTGAGTGCGCAAGAGGGCGGGCGTCTTCGCGCTCACGATTTCGGCGGGCACCCCGGCGGCACGGTAGGCGGCGCAAATCTCCTTCGCTGATTCAATATCGACCGCGAACGTTACGCCAAGTTTGCCCGGGGCAATCTTGAGGTAATGTTTCACCACGTCGCCCACGATCTTGTCGGAAGCATGAACGGCCGCGCGTAGCTTGGCGGGCGAGAAGTCACCCGAGGCGGTCACGGTCACTTCGGAATAATCAACGTCGGAAGGCGGCGCGAACACGCGGTAATCGGTCAGGTATCCCGCGTCGATAAGTTCGCGAAGCTCGGGGCCTTGCACGATACCTTCGAAAACCCCGTCGGCGTGCGCCCCCAGCCCGCGACCGTCGGCACGGGCAGGCGTGGCCGTGACCCCTAGCCCGTAGGCATTCGGGAACATCGAACACGCCTCGCCCCATTTGTTCTCGCGCAAGACGTGGTGCGCTTCGTCCATATCCCATAGGCCGACTTGATGAAACCAAGGGTCGCCGGAAGCCTTGCGACCGACGAGCGTATCGACGGAACACACGCCAACGCGCGCCCCGGGGTTGTAGAACGACCGGCCGAATTCTTCCATGTGGAGGGTTACGCAATCCCGCCGCAAAGAGTCGGGGCCGATTACCCGGTGCGCTATGCCTTCGCGGGCAAGCGCTACCGACTTTTGCGTTACGAGTTCCGAACGGTGCGCAATGCTCGCGACCGCGCAATTCATGTCGCGCACAATGTCGGCGGTGATCACGGTTTTACCCGAGCCGGTCGGCGACTTGACGAGAACGTTTCTTTTTCCGTCGTTCCAGTGCTGGAAAACGGCGGCTTTGATACCAAGTTGGAAAGGGCGAAGGCGGCTCATAAATTTAATTTCGTATCACTTGACAAGTTCGACAAGACGAGTATATTTCGTTACGCGATTACCCGCAACCCTTTTACCAACTTTCGAAAGGTTCGAACCATGAAACTAAGTATTGACCTCGCCGACCGCGAAGAAATCGCCGCCGCCGTGCCGCTCTTGCAATTGATCCTCGACAACACGCCGAAGACTTGCGGCGGCCAGTGCCACGCCCACGAACACACGGCCCCCGTGCCGAACGTACCGACCGCCGCGCCCGTTGCGGAAATTTCGCAAGACCCGGCCGCCGTCTTTGGAGGTGCCGCCGTAGCCGCCCCTTTGCCCCCGGCCGTTGCCCCCTTTACTGCGGGTGCCGTTCCGTTGCCGATTGCCCCCGAGGCTACGACGGCGATTACTTCCGGCGCGACGTTGAGCGCCCCCGTACCGAATGTTCCGACCGCCCCCGGTATGGTTGCCCCCACGGCCTCGGGTGCGGCCCCTTCGACCCCTGCAAGCGGCGTTGAACTCGACAAAAACGGTTTGCCGTGGGATGAACGCATTCACGCGGGCACGAAAACCAAGCTCAAGTCGGGCGAATGGAAAGCGAAAAAGAGCGTTGATCCCGCATTGGTCGCAAGCGTTGAATCCGAATTGCGCGCTCGCGTGGCCGCTTCCCCCGCACCCGTTGCCGCCGTGCCTGCGGTGCCCGCCGCCCCGGCCGTTGATCCTGCCGCCGTTTTTGGCGCGGCGGCCCCGGGGGTGCCGCCCGTTCCCGTCATCCCTACCGCTCCCCCGGTTGCGCCCTTAGCGCCTGCCGCAACGGTTGCGCCTTCGGTAAGTGCCGACCCGGCGACGTTTGAGCAACTCATGCCGCGCATTACCGCCGCCGTGACCGCCGGTATCATGCCGCCGACCGCCGTAGGGGCCGCGTGCGCCGCCCACGGTGTCGCCTCGGTCGTGACCTTGCAGCAAAGCCCGCAATTCGTGCCGCTCGTTTGGGCAACCCTGAAACAACAATACCCCGCCCTCGTATGAGCGCCCACGCCTTTCTCGCGCCGTCCTCGGCTTTCCGTTGGGTGCGTTGCGCCCTCTCGGCGAGCCTTGAGGCGGCCTATCCTGAAACCGAGGCCAGCCCGTCGAGCCTTGAGGGAACGGCGGCGCATTGGGTCGTGCAAATGCTCTTGCAGGGAACGCCCGTTGCGCTCGACATGCAAGCCCCGAACGGCGTAGCAGTAACGCAAGACATGCTCGAAGCGGCCGAACTCGTGCGCGACGACATTCTCGCAACGCTGGGGCCGGATTGGGCGCAATACCTTGTCATCGAACGCCGCGTGCAAATCCCGCGCGTGCATCCGACGCACAATTGGGGCACGCCCGACTATCGCGCATGGTCACGCCTCAACAATGGCCGCCTTTGCTTGCACGTGTGGGATTTCAAATATGGGCACGGGATCGTCGAGGCCCCGGAAAACTGGCAATTGATTGACTACACGGCGGGGCTACTCGACGAGGCAGGTATCGACGGTTTGCAAGATCAAGAAACCGTCGTCGATATGGTCGTGATCCAGCCGCGAGCGTTTCACCGCGACGGCCCCGTGCGGCGTTGGCGCGTGGTTGCTTCCGACTTGCGCGGCCATATCAACCGCCTGAGCAATGCGGCGGGCGAGGCGCTCGCGTCGAATCCGAAGGCAACGCCGACGCCGGAAGGTTGCGAAAATTGCCTCGGTCGCCACGCCTGCGAAGCGTTGCAGCGTGCCGCGTACCATGCCGCCGACAAGGGCGGCCAGTACGGCGCGCTCGACCTCACGCCGCACGCCTTGGGGCTTGAACTGCGCACCCTAAAACGGGCGCAAGCCTTGCTCGAAGCGCGCGTAACGGGGATCGAAGCGCAAGCCGTGGCATCTATCAAGTCGGGGGCGTTGGTGCCGTTTTGGGCAATGGAAAGCGTACCCGGCCGCCTTGCATGGACGAAGCCCGCCCCCGAAATTTTCGCACTCGGGGAAATGCTCGGCCTCAAGTTGCAGAAAGACCCCGAGCCGATCACGCCCACGCAAGCGAAGGCCGCCGCCAAGGTTGCCAAGATTGACGGCGCGTTGTTCGACGCCTACGCAACCCGACCGGCAGGCGCGGCAAAACTTGTCGCCGACGACGGCGCAAAAGCCCGCTTGACATTTTCGACAAGTAATACATAATTGCAACTCCACTAACTGAAAGGTTCAAACCATGAAAACCGATTTCCTTACCCCCGTCGGCCGCCTCGTTCAAGGCGACCCGTTCGAAGCCCAAACTAAAAACATGCAAGGGCAACCGCTTGTCACCATGAGCGGCCAGCCGACGCAACGTTTCTTTATCGCCGTTGCCTTCCGCAAAGACGACGCCAATTTCGGCGCGTTTTACCAAAAGCTCGTCGAGGCCGCCCGGGGTTCCTTCCCGAACCTGTTCAACGCGCAAGGCCAATGCTCGCACCCGCGCTTCTCGTGGAAGCTCATGGACGGCGACGGCGTGGATGAAAACGGCAAGAGCAACGCCACAAAAGAAGGTTTCGCCGGTCATTGGGTCGTCAAGTTCTCGTCGTCTTTCGCGCCGCGTTGCTTCCACGCGGGCCACTATCAACCACATGAGCAAATCCAAGATAAAAACGCCATTCAGCGCGGCTATTTCGTGCGCGTCGCCGGTACTATCGAAGGCAACGACAACGCACAAAAACCGGGCCTCTACGTGAATTTGTCTATGGTTGAACTCGCAGGCGTCGGCCCCGTGATCACGAGCGGCCCGGATGCGGCGAGCGTCTTCGGCGGTGCGGCCCCTGCCCTGCCCCAAGGCGCGCAACCCCTGCCAATGCACGCGGCGGCCGCCCCTGCAATGCCCGGGATGCCTGCCGCGCCCGCCATGCCGGGAAACGCTTACCCCGCCGCCCCTGCCCCTGCGGTTCCGGGCTTGCCGCAAATGCCTACGGGGGTGCCGTCAATGCCGAATGGAGTTGCCCCCGGTGCGACGATGTACCCTTCTAGCCCCGCGCCTGCCCCGGTCGCCGTGCCCCCGAATCCCGCTTTTTTGGCGGGGCCGGGAGGTGTTCCCGGTGCGGCCGCCCCGGCAGTTGGGATGCCTGCGCCAGCAATGGCCCCGGGTGTTGGTGCCCCGATTGCCTACCCTTCTAACCCTGCCCCGGTAGCGCCCGCCCCCGTGGCCCCGGCCGTGCCGCAAATGACGGCGGCGGCAGGCGGTGCGACGTATGAGCAATTCCGCGCCCAAGGTTGGAACGACGAGCAAATGCGCGCCCAAGGCTACCTCGTATGACCAAGCGGGCCGCCTCTACCAAGAAAGCCCCCACGGGGGCGGGGCGGCCCCGTCTTGGCGATGAAGCCATGAAGCCGCGAACCATTCGCATGACCGACGCGCAAGCCGAGAAGCTCGACCGGCTCGGCGGCGGCGCATGGGTTCGCGACCGAATCGACAAAGCCAAAGACCCGGCCGAACAGTGATCAACCGCGCGCCCCTTCGGGGGCCGCTTTACTCTTGAGGTAGGAAGATGGACAAGGAAACTTTTGATTTTGATACGTGGTTCGAAACACTGGCAATTCACGTACTCGAACGGGCGGGCGTTGAGTTTCGCGACGAAGACGCCGTGCGCGCCGACTACGACAACGGCCGCGACGTGTTCGACGTTATCGACGAAATCGTGGCAGAGTACGGCGAATGACGCACCCCGCCGACATGCGCGCCGGTACGCAACTCCCCGCCGGTTTGGGGATTGCGACCGTTCTACCCGATATAGATTTCGAAACGTATAGCGAGGCCGGTTGCATCTTCGACTATGCGACGCAAAAATGGGTCGGGCCTCCCGGCGCAATGAAGGGCAAAAAGGGCTTGCCTATCGTGGGCGTCGCCGTGTATGCCACGCACCCGACGACCGAAGTTCTCTCGCTTGCCTATAACCTGAAAGACGGCCGAGGCCCTCGGCGATGGATACCGGGCGTCGGTTGCGAATTGCCCCCCGACCTCGTGGCATGGATACTCGCGGGCGGGATCGTGGAAGCGTGGAACAGTGCTTTCGAATGGTGGATTTGGAACTATGTTTGCGCGCCGAAATATGGGTTCCCGCCGTTGCCTATCGAGCAAACCCGGTGCGCAATGGGCAAGGCGCGGGCGAGCGGATACCCGGGCGCGTTGGAAAAGGCCGGGGCCGTTATGCGCTTGACAACCCCCAAAGACGAGGGCGGGAAAACCCTACTCACGAAACTATCGGGGCCGCGCAACCCTACCAAGAAAGACGCCCGCTTGCGCCTCACGGCGGCCGATGCCCCCGAGGATTTCGAGGCGCTCTACAAGTACAACGACCGCGACATTATCGCCGAGGCCGAAGCATCGGCCCGTTGCCCCGACCTCACGGGGGAAGAATTAGAATTTTGGCTCGCCGACCAACGCATTAACCGGCGCGGCGTCGGCGTTGATGTTGAATCGCTCCACGCCTGCGCAAAGCTCGTCGAAATATGCTTGAAGCGGTACGACGCCGAGTTGCACCAATTGACCGGCGGGGCCGTCGAGCGGGCAAGCCAACTCGAACGCCTGAAAGGTTGGCTCGCGGGGCAAGGCGTGTTCGTCGGTAGCGGCCCGGGAACGATGGACGAAGACGCAATCGACGCCCTTATCAAGACCCTGCAACCGCACCAAGCCCTCGCGAAACGCGCGCTCGAAATCCGGCAGGCCGTCGGCTCGGCGTCGGTTAAAAAAGTCTTCGCGATGCGCAACCAGCTTTCACCGTGGGGGCGATTGCACGACCTGTTCAACTACCACGGCGCGCGCACGGGGCGGCCGACCGGCGAAGGCCCCCAGCCGACCAACTTACCGAAGGCAGGCCCCGCCGTTTTGAAGTGCGCGTGCGGTCGCCACACGGGCGCGCATTTGACGGCCTGCGCATGGTGCGGCCTGCCGTTCCCCCCGGGCAAGAAAAAAGCCGAATGGGGGCCGGATGCGATGGAAGACGTTTTGCAGGTCATAAAGACCGGCGACCTATCCTTGGTCGAGCGCGCCTACGCCGACGCGATGCTATGCGTTTCCGGGTGCCTGCGGGGCCTGTTTTGGGCGGCCGAAGGGTGCGACCTGATAGCGTCGGACTTTTCCAGTATCGAGGGCGTCGTTACCGCGTGCCTCGCCGGCGAAGATTGGCGCGTCGAAATGTTCGCCACGCACGGCAAAGCCTACGAGTTGAGCGTCGCCAAAATTACCGGCATACCGTTTGCCGAAATCATGGCGCACGCGGGCTTCGACGACGTAGAGCGGCCGGAATGGTGGAAGCACCGCGCCGACAAGACCAAGCCGCACCACCCCATGCGCCAAACGCTCGGCAAGGTCGCCGAACTGGCCTCGGGCTTCGGGGGTTGGATCAACGCTTGGAAGCGCTTCGGGGCCGATGCGTTCATGAATGACGACGAGATAAAGAAAGCGATTCTCGCTTGGCGCGACGCTTCCCCGGCCATCGTCGAACTATGGGGCGGCCAAGAGCGGCGCGTCGGTTGGGAGCGCGTACCCGAGTTTTACGGCCTCGAAGGCATGGCGATTTCGGCGGTACTCGCGCCCGGTCAATGGTTCCACGTCATGCGCAAAGACGGCTCGCATTCGGGCGTGTCGTACATTTGCCACGGCGACGCGCTCTATTGTTGGTTGCCCTCGGGCCGCGCGCTCACTTACCACGCCCCGCGCCTCTCAGCCAATCAACGGGCCTTCGGCGGCCAATACTCGCTCAGTTTCGAGGGCTACAACACGAACCCCCAGCAAGGGCCGGTCGGCTGGGTTCGCATTGATACCTATTCGGGCAAGCTATGCGAAAACGTCGTGCAAGCCGTCGCCCGCGATATTCAACGGTACGCAATCGTCAATCTCGAAAAGGCGGGCTATCCGGTCGTGTTGCATGTCTATGACGAGGATGTGGTCGAGGTGCCGCACGCCTTCGGCAGTATCGAGGAAGTCGAGCGAATCATGGGCACGATGCCGGATTGGGCGACCTACAAGGGCAAGCCGTGGCCGATCAGGGCCGCCGGGGGTTGGCGCGGTCGTCGCTACCGCAAGGAATGAGCCATGAACCATTGGAACTATACGACCGAGGAACTCGCGCGGCTTTGGCGCAACGTGGGCAATCAAGATATTGCCGAGGCATACGAACGACTCGCCGACGCCGAAAATGAACTCGAAGAATTAGAGGCCCGCGTCGAGAAAGAAAACGAGGTGCAGTTGGAGCAAAGCGAATTCCGGCGCGAGTTGATCGAGCGCATTGTCGAAATGTGCGGCCAAGAGGGCACGAAAAAAGACCTCGTGAAAGCCATTAAAACCGCGCTCGAAAATTCTTTCGTCGAACTCTAAAATAATTCTTGACATTCCGTATTTCGTATTACATAATTCAGCCATCAACAACGAACGGGGCGCAACATGGGCATTAAAGAAGAAATTCGCGAGGCAAAGGAAGTCGCCCGCGCAATGCACGAAACCGGCGATACGCTCTTAAAAATTGCCGAGCATTTGAATATCAAGCACGAGGGCTTTTACTACGTGAGCCACGGCCGCCTCTACCGCGAGAATGTGCCCGCGCTTTCGGCCCCTCTTGCTGCCATTTTGTAAAGGAAGGCACCATGCGCAAGTTTTTGATTAAGGTCAGCGGCCAGCAATACGAGGGCCTATTCGCGTGCAGTTGCGACGCGGTACTCGACGCGCTCGAACGTTTCCCCGACGCCCGTAGCGTCTTCGTGAGGCCCGTAAAATGAGCGCGACCATTACCTACCCCGACCCCTGCCCGGAAACCGGCCGCCGCGTCGTGACCGTGGCCGAATGGAACAACCGCCCCGACGAGCTAATCGACGAATACGCCTATTGGTTCAACCCGGAAGCGGCCGACGTTGGCCTCGACCCTTGGCGTTTGGTCGAAGGTATCGACGCCCACACGAACGGCCGCGAGTACGACGTGGATTTCGCGAACGGCACTTTCAAGACCGTGACCGGCGAGCAACCGATTTACGTTCGCCCCCAGCATTACGAGGCCCTCAAATGCGCCGCTTCTTCGTCCGGTTCCTGATAGCCCTAGCGGTCGGCGGCGGGTCGCTCGCGGCCCTCTCGATCCTCATTCACTACGACCATATTTGCGAGGTGCGAACATGTGGGAAATGATCGTTTGTATTGCCGTCGCTTGGGGCGGCTCGTGCCAAGAGCAACGGCCGGTAATCTACCCGAGCAAGTATTTTTGCGAGCGGGCGATTCCGGCCGTCAAGGCGGGCAATTCGAAGATTACGGCGATTTACTGCCGCCCTCAGTCCTGAGCCTTAATTCGTCTTGGCAGGCGGCAAGCTGGGCGCTTGCTCGGTCGATTCCGTCGCGTAGGGCGAAATAAGCGCGTCGAGCAGTTGAATCAAGTTCGGCCCCGGTTCCAGTATCCACGCGGGCGGGGCTTGGGGCTTGGGGGCCGAGCCGGGATTCGGGGCAGGTTGCAGCGATGCGCAACCCGCTAGAGCTATTAGCGAGGCGGTCACGAAGGCGATTCGTTTCATTTTGGGCGTTCCTCAGTTCGTTGGTATGTTGGTCGTTCGCGGCCGAGAGTTTTCCCGCCAATGCGTCGCGGTCGGCGGTCATGTCGGCAAGGGCCTTTGCGGCCTCTTGGCTCGCTTCCAGCTTCTCGGCGGTATATTGCCCCGTCAAACGCCAATCGGCGACCTTGTACCCCCCGCCAAATGCGACCACGGCCGTAATAAGCGCGACGATTGCCGCCGTTTTAATGTCGGGGATCATGCGACGGCCCCCAAAGTCTTACCGGCTTGGAAATCGGCCAAGGTCAGGCCGCCGGTATATTGGCAATGGGCCAACTCTTTGAAGGTCTTCCAGCGGCCCGCCCATTCCAGCCCGACGCCCTCGGCAATCTTGCCGCAACGTTCGAACGTGGCGAGGTCGTTCCATTGGGCTTTACCCGCAACAACCGGCACGAAGTCGAACGCGCATCGCCAATTGTGCCAAGACTGGCCCGCTTTGGCGTTTGTAACTTTCGCGCCCGGGGCGGTGCGGCCTTGGGCGTAAATTGCGTTTTGGCTTTCCGCGTCGCGGTAGGTCGAGGTAATGAGAACGTCGATACCCTCGGCCGCGCAAGCGTCGATAAAGGCTTGGCATAGCTTGGCGACATGGGGGTGCAGGTCTTCGAGTTTGCGGCTATTGATCATGGGTCGATTCTCCTTTCATGCTTGACGGGGGTATGAATGCGCAGGATCGCGCGCACTCGGCGTTCGCTTACGAGTAGTAGGGCCATGCCGGTAAAGGCCAAGGCCGCGCCCGCCGTGGGCGTGTAGCCCTGCCAGATACGCACGGCGAAGGCGGCGGCCCCCACGACGAGAAGCCAAAAAGCCAGCCTCACAAGCAAACGGCACCCGGGGGCCATGAGGTTCAAGATAGATTCGGCGCGCCAAAAGATCACGACGGCCGCGATGAATCCCAACGTTTGCAAGATAAGGTCGGTCATTTGGCTAACTCCTCGGCCTTTTTGTTGGCAAGGCGCATAAATGCGGGGCCGAGTACGCGGTGCGAGGTAAGCCCGACCAAGACGGCGACCGGCAGTTGTAGCGCGGTGAGTGTGAAAAGGCCCCGTATGGTTTCAGACGAGGCGGCGACGGCGGCGAAAGCGGGGGCGAGGTATCCGGCCAAGAGCGACGCAAGCGCGACCAACGCCACCCGCCGATAGATGCTCGTCGGCGGGTGATAGCTTTGCGCCCAAAGACCGCCAGCAAGGCCCGCGATTAGAATCGCCGGGTCAAGACCCGTGGAAATACCGAAGATCGTTAGACCCGTGGCAACCGCTGTTCCTGCGGTAATGCTCGGCTCGGCCATATTCTTACCCCCTTATTTGACTGGATTAGCCAATATGGTAACAGTTTAGGGGGCGTCGTCGGTAGTGCCAAAATGGATAAAAGCCCCGATCAGGGGGCCAGTAACCACGGATACGGCGAGCCAAGCGGCAAGGTAAATCACGATAGCGCCCGACGAAGTATTGGCGAGAACATGAAAATCGCTTTCGGATGCCGCGATTTGTTCGCATCGTCTTTGACGTAAATATCGAGCAAGTAGCCCGCCTCGAACGAGAATTGCACGGGGCCGACGGTCTTTATCCATCGCAATTGAAATGCCCCCCGGTTCGACTTGATCAGGAACCACCCGGCGGCCGACCGGCTCTTGTCGAGGTCGAGGCCGCAACCCGACGAGGTAACGACGAACGTTTCTTCGGAAGCCACAGGCCAAGCCAAGACCGACCAAGAGAAGCCGCAAGCGCAGTTGCGCCAAAGCCAAGCGACCATCCCGCGCCATGTTCCCCACGAGGTCGGCGCGTGCTTGGTTCTCCATCCGTGATCGCCCCACAAGCCATTATCGTAAGTCGTGTCGAACCAGTAGAGCCACGAGGGCAAGCGGGGTTCGAGGGCGGTCGCGTTGCCGTTGTCGGCGGGGCCTTCCCGCATGACGGCGAACAAAGGCAGGAACGGCGCAAGGATCATGCCGACCAAGTAAAAAACGATATAGACGGCAAGGAACAAAATAAATCGAAGCATGACAACCCCTTTACGGTTGAGGAACGGGAACAATCCGCGCCCCGGGCATACTGAGGGCAACGGCCATAAATTGAGCGGGGCCGAAGGTATCCGGGGATACCAAACCGACCGAAGCCCCGACGATTTCATTACAAAACCATCGGTCGGCGTCTTGGCCGCTCAGGAAGACGGTAGCCACGGCCCCGCGTAGGTCGTACTTTTCGCCAACGTGGGCGAGGATGAAGTCGAGCGAACTTTTCGCATCCCAGCAAGGCACGTCGATTGCGACCCAATTTTCGGGCGTAAGCTCGGCGTACTTAACCCGCACGCCCCCGTCGCGAAGGCTTGCCGAGGCGATACAGGCGTGCCCCTCGGCATAGGTCGGATAATACCCCTCGACGTGCGTTACGCGCGCAAACTGGCCGCGTTGAACGAGGCGCGTCGCGGCCCAGCCTAAGCGAACGGCGAGCGTGTCTTGCGCGTGGTTTCCGACATAGCCAAGGATGATCACGGTATTTACTCCCCGAAGATTTTCGGCCAGCCGGTCGAATAGTCGTAAGTCGCCGGGTCGGCGCTCGCTTCCATCGCGACGCGGTGCCCTTCGGCGACGGCGAAGATAGCTTGATCGCTCGCCGCTTGCCCCGTGAAGACTTGTTGCGCGAGGGCGGGCGTCATGGTGGTAAAACTGCCGTCCATTGTTTTCCATTGCAAACCCGCAGGCAAGGCCGCGCCCATCATGACGAGGCCGAGTTGTTGAATCCGGCTCGCGTCGTCGGAATGAAACCACTTGTCGCCAACCTTGACGCCCCCCGCCTTGCGGCGTTCGCGTTCGGCTTTGATCGCCCCCCATGCGGCGGCCTTAGCTTGGGCAATAGTAGGGGCGCGCAAAGCGTCGGCTTCCACTTGGGTAATCTCGACGCTACCCTCGGGCAACAGGTAGGCAAAAGCCGCATCGTCGAGGCAATGCACGGCGTTTGTTTTATCTTTGAAATAGGGCATTTTTTAATCCTTTTAACGAAGTTCATTCCATTGGGTCAGGGTTCCGGTGTTCGCAACGGCGCTATACGACGCCCCGGGGGGAACGACAGCGTTATAAAAGGCGGATTGCCCGGAAGCTATCGCGGAATTTGCAACAACAACCCCGCCAACGCTGCAAGAGCCGCTAACGCTGCCCCCCGTAAGCGTCATAAATACGCTGAAAAAAATCGGCTTCCCCGTCGTGTTGTAGTACGTTGTTCCAAGGGCGCGACTACCCGTTACATTTTGCCAAGTCTGCCCATACCCGAGACTCGACATTGCCGCCAAGGCTTGCCCGCCGATGCCCCGCACCGCCGAGGGGGCCGTGGCCCACGTGCCCGCCGTGGCTTGCGTACTATCCACGAAGCCGACGACTCGGTACGGTACGCCCGTGCGCGCGATTTGGCTATAGACCGTCAAGCTATTGGAACCGGCCGCAATCGCCGTCGTGTTGATAACGCCGGTTTCGTCAAGATTCGCGCCGCCCGCCGCGTTATACACGGCGAGTTCCATTGTTCCCGCGTTATCAATCGCGAGGATCAGGATACGCGAGGCGACCCCGCTTATCGTGCCGAGCGTTGCGGTCGAGGGGATCGTGAGCGAAAGTTGCGCGGCGTTGGCCCGGGTATTGACCGCCCCACTATTTAAGGTCGTCGAACGGAAATCAAGGCTCGTCGGATTGAGCGTTACCGTCATGGCGTTGGCCGCAACGGTAGCCCCCACGGTTTGAATTTGCTTCGGGGCGGTGATTGCTACCCCGAATGCCGGGTTTTGCAAAACCCATTTGTCGAGCGTAGCGTCGTACTGCAATTCGAGCCAATGGCCCGCGCCCGCAATGTCGCCCGCGACGAGGGCTTGGTTTGCGCCCTTGACGATGGTTTTCGCGGCGGTGCCATCGGCGGCAAAAGTCGGGGTCGTCGTGGTGTTGGCCCCTGCCGCGCGCACGAATACCGAAAGAGTGCCCGGGGCGGCAGGTAGGGCCGCGATAGCCGGGGTAAAAGCGGCCGTAAGGGCATTCACGGCACCGCCTGCAACGGCGCTCATGAACGCCGCTTGCTGCAAGAGGGCAGGGGTCGGCAAAAGCGCCCATTTCGTCGCGTCGCTCGGTAGCGCGGTATTCGCCGCGACGAGCGAGATATACCACGCGCCGCCATAATTGACGATTGCGTTTTGGCTGTAGCTGTACGCCGTGCCGCCGTTGAGGGCCGAGGTAATAAAATCGGCCCCGCCTTTGCTTTGAATCTCGGCAATCGCGGTCGTAATATCGAACAAGACTTGATTCATTTTGTCGCGTTCGATGTTCTTCGCGGCCGGGTCAGTCTTTTGGCGTTGGTAGTCGAACCCGTAGCCTTGAGAATAGCTTACGTTGCCGTTCGAATCGACCGCATCCGGTACGGCCGTTTTGTCGCCGGTCGTGGCGAACGGAAGTCGAAAAAATTTAAGCATGGCTAAAATTCCCGTTTGTGAAGTTTTCGTGATACCGACCAAAGCCCCAGCCGTCGGCGTCGCCTATAACAACGTAGTCTATCTTAACCCCGGCCGGTCGGGGTAGTAAGTCGTATTCCGTCAAGACCATTTCGAGGCCCGACGAAAGCGGAAAATTAAACACGTACCGGGCCGTCATGTCGTACCCGTCATTCACGTAGGCAAGGCCGAGCGGCGCAAAAAGGTATGCGAAAAATTCGTTAATCTCGGGTATGGTGCCCCGGGTCACGAGTTGGAAATATCGCAGGCGCAACACGAGGCGCTTTTGCTCGGTCGAGAGTTGCGACGACGAAATGCTCGCGAAATTGCCGTTCGTGAAGTTCTCGTGATACTGCCCGAACCCCCAAATCGGTTTATTCGCGTCGTCACCTTGCGAGGCCACGGCGAGCGGGATGTCGAGGATGATCGCCCACACGGCCAAGCCGAAGTCATTCGCGGTGCGTAGGTCGAAAACGTCGTGTATCCAATCTTCCCAAAAGGCTTTTTGATTCTCGTCGTACCATGCTTGCTTTTGCCGCACGAGCGATTCGAGCCTCGCCGCGTCGTTGTACTGCCAAAGCAACGCCCGAAGCAAATCGACGGAAAAATCGAAGGCTTGAATTTGTTGGCTCATAGCACGACGACCTCAATAGCCCCCGAGGCAATCGTGGCCTTTTGGTTGAGGGCGATTGCAATCTCGGCCGTACTCCAAGAGATAACCGAGGCGAGCGAAATTTCGCATTTCTGCACGTAGATACCCGGGGCCTCGCGATTGACCGCGCCCGCAAGTTCGAACGTGCTTACGCTACCGCCGACAACGAAGCCCGGTTCGCCTTCGAGAAGGCCCGCCGCATAGTCGAGAATCGCTTGGCGAACGGCGGTCGGTACGTCGGTAAGGGCGCTACCGTTGCGCACGGTCACGCGCGCCGCAAGGGCTACGCTCGTCGGCCGGTCGAACTTGACCGGGTACGTTTGGCCGGTTGCAGGGTGCGGCATATTGACCGTTACGGCCCCGTTCCAATTGGCCCCGAGGCTTTTACTCGTGAGCAAGGCGGCGGCCACTTCCGCGTCGGTGCCACCGTCAACACACGCCCACACGGAATTAGCGAGTAGAAAAATGCCGTCGATTGTGGCGTCGGCCTTCGTGTAGTTCTCGCGGTACTGCAAGCTCTTGACGTTCGGAATATCGTAGAGGGCCGAGGTCGCGGCAAGCGGCAAGGCAACATTTTGAAGCGAGAGAGTATTTTTCCGACGTTGGCGGCTTGCGAGGTCGCTTTCTTCGCCCCGGCCGACCGTGGCCGCCGTTGGGTTCGTGACTTGATCCCAGCCGAGAACGGCCGTTACGATTTGGGTAAGCGCGCCCGGGTTGGCCGCCGTCGGCCCCGCCTCGACCGCTTGAAAATCGACCGTACCATTACCGCCCGCGTCGAGCGTGACCGCCGAAATACTCGCAAAGAGCGTGCCGTCGGCGAGCGAGGCTTGCGACCCCGCCGGTACGAGCGTACCGGGCAGGCCGAGCAGTTGAACGCCCGAGCATACCGAGTACGTCGCGTCGTAGCGTTGGCCGCCGGTAAGCGCCCAAATCGCATCAAGGAAGACGCCCCCGGCGAGGTTCGGGTTAATTTGGTTGGCGACCGTCGCGTTATTGCGCAACACGCCCGAGCGAGCCGTCGTTTCGGCGGTAATCAACACGCCTTGCGGGGTGTTGGCCGTCGTGATCAGGTCTTGGCCTAGCGCGGCCTTAAATTCGCTTTCGACCGTCGCTTGAACGGTTCCAGTGTCGGGAACAATAACGCCCGTCGTGTCGAGGTATTGGTAATCAGCCATTCAGCACTCCCGGGCCGTAATCGGTTTCAATTGTTGCCGTATATGATAGCTTGTTGTCGGCTCGCGCGATGGACAAATCGCGAATGCCTTTCACGTGGGCGACGCCGAGAAGGGCGCGCCGCAAGTAGGCGTCAAACTGCGAAATGTTCGGCGAGCCGTTCCACACGACGGCGAAGTTCGGCAAGCCTTGATCCACGGCATATTCCATTTCGGCGAGTTGCGTTTGGGCCGCTTGTTGGGCCGCCTGCAAGGTCGCTTGTAGCGCGGTCGCTATCGCGAGCGAACCGTCGGTGCCGATATAAAGGTCGTTGTTTGAATCGACCGCTAGGGTTCGCGTCATGCCGTAGGCCCTCCCGACGTGCCCGCCCCGGGTTGCACGTTCGTATGCTTATGGGTTCCGAACTCGATACCGCCGACGCTTGCGCCGTTGGGGAACGATACGTGCCCGGTAAAAGTCGTCGCCGTGGGCGTCATAGACATGCCCGCGCCGCCGTTCGAAAGGGTGATATTTGCGGGGCCAAATTCGGCCGAAAGCGAACCGGCGGTAATCTTTACGCGGTCGGGCCAGATAGCCACACGAACCGCGCCGTCGAGGGTTTGGAGTACCGCGTGTTCGGCGTCTTCGGCCGCGACCGTCAAGCCGCGCATTACGTCAGGGATAAAAACCGCGTCTTGAAAGGTATGCTTTCGAAGGGTGTTCGGCGCGCTATCCGCGTAGCCCTGAGTAATGAGCGAAATGTCGCGGTCGTTCGCCTTGATCCATCCAAGATCGCCCGGTTTCAGATTGAACGAGAGGGCCACGCCGTCGCCGCCGAACATCATAACGGGCACGCTCGCAACTTGGGCGCGGCCGACTTGGCGGTTATCGGTCGTCAATAGCTTGACCATAGGAACGACCGTTGCGCGGTTCTTTACGCGGTCATACGACACGACCCGGGCGGGCAACATGTCATCAATTTGGCTCAAAAACTTGTCGAGGATTTGGCGCGCCATCCCGAGCAACGAGTCGTCGTTGGCCGGATCGCGGGAAGGCGTCGAGTGTTGTTCGGTCATGGCTAGGCCCCTGCCGCGCGGGTACATTCCGCGATGTAATAAAACGGCGTGTCACGGCTCGCAAGTTCAAACCCCAGCTTGAAAACGGTATAGAGGCCGTTCGCCGCCGGGTTAAGTTTGCTCGTAATGCGAAGGCCGCCGCCGAGCGTGGTCGAGTTGTCGAAAAGCATTTTTACCTTGATGCCCTGTTCGGTAAATTCGGGAATGCCGATCATGCCCGAATCGAGGTTCAAGTCGCGCACCCGACGTTCGAGCGCGGCGTTAAAGTTTTTCACGACGAGGGTTTTATCGTCAATGTAGGCATTCACCCGGCCCATGTTGCCGAGGTGATCGACTTGTTTTACCGCGCTCCCCGTGTATGAGTAGTTCGAAATTTGTTTCGGCGTAGCCTCGAAGCTCAGGCCCAAGCCTAAATCCTTGGCGACCTTGGCCGCGATATTCTTCAAAGGGGCGACGGCCGGTTGCGAAGCCGCAATGATTACGCCTTTCGCATAATCGCCGGTCGCGGCCTTGAGCGTCAAGGTAATGTCGGGCGGTTGCGCGCCGACGGCGTTCGTAATGTCACCCGCGAAGACGAGCGAATACCCGGTACTCACGCGGCCCGCTTCCACGGTCAAGAGTTTGCGTTTCTTGTTTTTGTTGAACGGCGAAGTCTCAGTGAGCAGGAAATCGCGCGTCGCTTGGTCGAGGTTGGTAATCTTTACCTCGCACTCGTTTTGATTGGCATTCGCGTACTTGGTGCCCGAGGCCGTCATGGCGAGGCCCTCGTATAGCTTCAATTGGCCGTTAATCTCTATGCCAATGCGAAGCAAGCGCGGGTCGAGTTCGGGGGTATCGGCCACGGTCAAGCCCCCCGGTATGCGGCCAGTTCGTCGGCGCTCAGATAGACGAGGAATTGCGTAACGTTGAATTGATCCCAATACGGGATCGCCTCGCCGTCGGTCGTCATGATGAAATTGCCCGCCTCTTGGTAGCGGTAGGGCAAAAGCGGCGTGCCTGCGGTTACGCGGATATTCGAAACGAGCGTTACCCCGTCGCGAACAATCGAAGCCGACATGACCCCGTTTGCCTCGCGCAATTCGATTTCGTAAAAGCGCTCGTCGAGTTGAATCGAAAGCGCTTGATTCGGGAGGGTTGCGATACCTACGTCAATCATTTGAAGAACCCCGAGAGAACGGAACTTTTACGCGCCGGGGGCGATTCGGTCGGTTGCTTTTGGCCCCCTTTTACCGTCGTGGAATTCTTCGGCTTCTCTACCTTGACCGTCGAGAACTGCGGTTGCACGAATTGCGCCTCTTTCAACGAGAGGGCCAAGGCCACACCGTCGAACATTTCGGGCGTTTCGTCGTGCGGCATTTTCTCAATGAGCATAGACGAGAACGAATCGACGCGGGTTTGTACCGTGAGCAACTCCCCGGCGATAAACAGGTCGCGCACTTGCTGATAGACCGCGCGGTAATCTTCGCTCGAAAGAATCAAAGCGAGTTCGATAACCACGGGCAAAACGATACGATGGTCGGTAATGGTCGCGCCCGTTTCCAAGGGATGCTCCATTGCCTTTGATGCCCGCATAATCGTTGCTTTGATCGCGCGGGCGTCTTCGAAGACTTGTTCGAAATCCGAATTCAGTACGGCGACAACATCTTGCGCGCCGGTCGGTGCGTCCATCATGCCAATACCCCGTCGTCGAAGTTGTTCGCGGCCTGCCGCATTTGTGCTTGCATGGTGCCGCCTATGGCTTTGCTGATACCTTGCGCGTCGGTCGCCTGAGTCTTGACCTCGACTTTACCGACGGTCACGGTAGTATTTTTCGTTTTCGTCGTGTTGGCGAGGCTATTCGATGTTTGCGACGCGAGCGGCGATGCCCCGGCCGCCCCGATTTGCTCTTTCCCGCGCCCTACGGCGGCGCGAGTCTCGGCCGACATAGGCGAGGTAGGGGAACCCCCGGCCGCCCCCGTGGGCGCGGTTCCTGCCCCATTGGCGGCCCCTTTTTCATCGCCGCCGATCCCGAGGAAGGCTTTCGCCTTGTTGAACCCGGTTACGACGGTGTTTATTCCGTCCATGACGACGGCAATAGCGGCCTTGATCGCGGCCACGATTGCATCCCACACGCTCGTAATTGTTTCCCCGGCCGCCGTGAAAGCGTCGGTAATGGTGCCGACTACTTCTTTCAGCCCGGGGAAAGTCTCGATAAGGCGGTCGATACCGGCGGCAACATCCGACTTAAACTTTTCGAACGCGGCGGCCGGATCATCGAACATGCCGACGAGGAAGTTAAAAACCGCCTTCGCAATATCCCAAAGAAACACGAATTCGGCCCCGAGGCCCTTCAAAATCTCGCCGATGATAGGCCACTTATTGACTATGTTTCCGATCATCGAATCGCCGCCTTCGATGAAATTCATAATGTCATCGTAGAGCAGAGCGAAGGCGATACCGACGGCGGCGACGGCCAAGCCGATCAACGCGAACGGGGCAATCATCGCCCACACGGCTACCGCGCCATTGATCGCGGCAGGGATCAGGAAATAAGCAATCGCGCCCGCAATGGCGATAAAGACGCCCTCGGTAAATTTGCTATGTTTGAGCAGGAAATCAACGAACATTTTTACGTACTTGGTCGCGGTTTCCATTGCCTTCGTGAAGATAGGAAGCGCGGCGACCTTGAAACCCTCGGTCAGCTTTTCGAGGTACATTTTCAAGGTATTGACTTCGAGCGAAAGGCCCTTGCTTGCCTTCGTGTATTCGGCCGACCGCTTAACGGCTTGGTCAAGGTTAAAGCCGCTCGCCCGGTCAATATCGGCCATGCGCTTTTGAAGTGCTACGAAATCAGCGTTAAACAGTTTCAGCATGGAAGGGTCGAGGCCGAGGCGCTCCATTACGCGAATTTGCGTACCCTTCTCCATGCCGTGCAACTTCTCGGCAAGCTCGCCCATTACCTGAGTCGTCGGCTTGATTTTGCCGTTCGCGTCGGTGATCGTTACCCCGAGTTCCTCGAATACCTTTTTCGCCCGACCCATGCCGAGGAAGGTATCTTGAATCGCGGTATCTAGGGCCATGAGTGCCCCGGTTGATTTTTCTTCGCTGATACCCAGCAAGGCCGAGGCGTCGCGGAATTCATCAACGGCCTCGGTCGTCGAGCGGAAGCGGGCGGCCAGCTTGCCGAGTTCGTCGTAAGCCGCCGCCGTTTCCTTTACCCCCGCAACGAGTGCCCCGATAGACATACCGAGGCCGAGAAGACCGGCCGCCTTACCCACGAGGCCGAACAGTTTTTCGCCCGCTTTGCTACCTTCTTTATCGACGCCCTTTAGCTTGTCGATAAGGCCGTCGGCTTTCTTTTCAGTCTCGCCGAGGCCCTTGTCGAGTTTCGAAGCGTCCGAATCAAAGAGGATATAGAAGGTATCAAGGATGCTCATTTTTTCGTCTTCGCGTGTTCAATGGCGAGGTGTTCATTCCAACGTGTGACCATGATTACCTCCCAAAGATTAAAGGCGTCCTCGACGCTGTAGATAGTGCGCAACTCGTTTAACGTTGCTTTCCCTTCGGCGACGATTGCCCCGATAAATCCATCAACGTTTGGGAAAGAAACGCTTGGGCCTTCTTGGTGATAGCTTCTAAGAAAGTCGAGCCTTTCCCGTTCCCGAAAAAACTTACGTTGTACTCCATCATCGCAACTTCGATTCGGGCGAGGGTTTCCCAATCGGGCACGTGGTTATCGACGAGGCCCCGGGTCGTCAGGCAAAGCGGCTCGGCCCCTTCCCGGGGCACGGCCACGAACGCCATTAGCTTGAGCATCGTTTCCTCATTTACCGCATAGTCGCCGAGTTTCGGCATAGCCGATAACGGATACTTTGCGATAATTTCGCGGCCTTGAACGGCCGGGAATTTTGAGAGAACATAAACCCGCTTCTCGCCCTTTTGGGTTTCGACGGTAATCTCTTTCGGTTCAAGCATCCCGGCCCCCTGTTACGAACGATTGACGTTTTCGAAGGCAAAGGCGTAAGCCTTCGACTTCAAGCGGCCGGAACTTTGCGCACTGTTCGCGGGTTGGCCGTCGGTGATCACGCCTTGCGAGAAGGCGGCCACGCTTCCGTCGGGGTACAGGGCTACGATGCTGATAACATCGCGCGCCCCGAACTTGCCTTTACCGACGCGGTTCGCCTCGAACAAGACCGACAAATTCAAGTCGTCTTCGCCTCCCGGTACGACGTTGAGCGTAACCGGAATCGGGTTTGCCTTGCTCCACGAAATCAGGTCGCCATTGACGCCCATAGCCTTGTCGCGGATTTGCATACTCGGCGCGTCGAACGGGTCGGCGTCGTCGGCAAATTGGGTAATGCTGATACCCGAGGGGAAGGTTTCGGAAGCGATAACCTGTACCCGGATACCAAATGCGCTAATGTCTTGCATGGTTTTTTCTCCTTAAATCAGAACGTGCGAGCCTTCGACCTTGCGGATTGTGTCATCCTTGGAATAGATCAGGGTATAAACCGCTTTCCATTCCGTGCGCCCGTCGGTCGTGACATAGCTTTGCATGACGCAATCAATCCAGTAGCCGAGGCGATAGACTTGCTGCCATGCCACGGCGTCGCCGGTCAGGTTGGTAATGTAGAGTTTTTGCGTCACGTTCAACGGCTTGCCGATGCTGATAGTACCGTTAAACGCCGCATTCTCGATAACCCCTTGCAGCACGGCGAGCAGTTGGCCCCGGCCGGTCGTGTTGGCCGATACGCGCGCCATCGACAAGAGCAGGCCCATGATTGCCGCCCCGGCCGCATCCTTGAACCACATTTCATTCGCGTAGGTGTTCATATCAACCGGGTCGGTTGCTAGGCCCATCATGACGCCGCGTTGGAAGAAGTCGAGGAATTGGCCCGCCGTTTGCGTGCGACCGTAGTAATTGACGCGGTTGTTATCCATCGTCGTAGCGGTCGGGTCGTCTTGAACGCTGGGGGTCAAGGTCGCTTGTTGGTACATGTAGTTTTGTACCGAGTTCCGGGCGGCGTAGTCGGTCGCGGCGAGGATCATTGCCGGGAACAACTCGGGGTATTCGGTAGCCAGCGGCGAAAGGATCGTCGCAACGCCCGAGAGGCCCGACAACGCGCCGTAGTACGCGGCGGCGTCGGTTTGCGCGATGCCGATCAGGTACATAAATTTCACGTTGTACGTGTCGTTTTGCGTGGCGACGGCGACGGCTTGCGCTTGGGTAATGGTCGGGATAAAAGCGAAAGAACCGAAGTTGTCGGAAACTTGCACGCTCGCGAGGAAAGCGTCGAGCGGCTCTTGCACGGCCACGCCCGGGGAGAATACGGCGGTCGCATCCCAGCCCAGCAAAGTGCGAACGTCAGTACCGGAAGCGGGGGCGGCAGTCGCCACGGCCTCGGCACCTACGACGCCGCCGACAAGCTCGAAGCGGTTCGCGGTCGCGTTGTACGTAACGCTCGCGGCCGTCCAATCGGCCCCGCCTGCGACAATTGCGCGGATCGCGGTTTGAAGGATCGTTGCAACGTTCGAGAGGGTCGTCGCACTCGAAAAGTTGATGCCCGTAACGTCGGCGGTGTATGCGCCAAGCGTCAGTTTGAAAGCGCCCGTCGTGATCCCGGTAAAGGAAGACACGGCAAACGTTTTCGTCGCGCCGTAGATACGACCGGCGGCGGCCGCGTTGGCCCAACGAGAGAACGCGATTTTCTTCGGGGCCTTGATCAGTTTGGAGATAAAGCCAAAGTAGAAAACCGCGCGAAGGTACTCGGGCGAAGTCGTGCCGAAATACGCGCCTACGTCGCTTGCGCTTGTCATTTCAATGACGGTATTTGCAGGCACGCGCGTATCGGTTGAGAACAGGCGCAAGATAAGGTCGCGAAGGCGAACCCCCGCGCCGCCGCCGACGCCCGAGGTAATATCGACGTAGCGTTTGAAAGAGATAGCCATTTTCGAAGCCCCTTAAACCCGGCCCAAATTCAGATCATACGCAGCTACGGCCGGAATCGTAGAAACGCTCGTTCGCTTGTGTGTCAAGGTCACGTCAAAACTAGGCACCGCCTCGAATTGGTCGTGATCATCCACGATATACGGGTTCCGAACATCCGTTACCCGAAGAATGCCGACCTCTTGCGCCCGGAATGCGGCCAAGATTGAGTCGCTTTGAATGATACCCGAAACCGTGTTCAGTATGTCAGATTCGGTTAGCCCCGTCACGTCTTTGGGGTCTTGCGGAACCCATGCCGAAAACTGATACGTCGATTCGTATTGCTGGATTTCGGTATGGGTAAAGGCGTTCGCCTGAGTGTCGAAAACGTCTTTCCTCTCGGGGTGCCCGTACCGATAGTCGCCAATCTTCACGAAGTAGAGATAAGGCGAACTGTTCGCGCCATGTATGCGGCTTTGAAAATTGCGGGCCAGCTTGACCCCGGAAAGCCCCGAGGTCGCTTGCATCGCGGGCAGTAGTTGCGCCATGAACAGGGCGGCTAGTTGCTTGTCATTCATACGGGGGCACCTCCACGCAAAGAATTTTGCGGTACTCGCCGACGGCCGACCAATTGCGGTCGCTTTCGCATTGGCAGGTAAGGCCCGCGAATAGCACGAGGTCGCCGTCGCGGTCGCGGGCGGTCGGTTGCACGTCGCCGAAAACGTAGAGCGTCCAATAATTTTTAGAAAGGTTTAGCCCCAACTCTTGATAAAGTTTTTTATCGACGGGTTGCATACTGCCTTGAATGTCGGCCGCGTCGGCGAAGGTCGCCACGGTATCGCCCGCCGCGTTTTCCTCGCGCGAAACGAACGCGCGAAATTGCAGGGTTTGCGGCCGAATATGGCGTAAGGCCATGCCGAGAAGGTTCGCGCCGGGTATCATTTTTTCGTAGTCTCCGAAGTCAGGGTATTAAGCAAAATGCCCGTATCGACGAGCGGTTTCGCGATAGAGGCTTGCGCCCCCTTGCCGCCGTTCGCGAGCCGCCGTTTCCGTGCGTCGATTGTCGCTTGTTTCAGGGCGGGCGCGGTTACTTTCGTGATCGTTTCGCGCACGTGGCCTTCGGCGGCCATCGCTACGGCCTCCATAACGCGGTCAGGTTCGATTTTTCCTTGGGCGGCGGCCCTCGATATAGTTTCGGCGGTTTTGGCCCATTCCTGCCGCTTCTCCGTGGCCGTGTTACGCATTCCCAGCCGTGGGGGGATACCCCGGGCGGGGCTTCCAAACTCTTGCACGTGGGCGACGCCTGCGACGGGCGCGCCGCTTTCATAGACGGCCGAGGGGAACCACCCGACTTTACTTTGCGAGCCGTCGAGGGCCTTAACCGTTTGGCGTAGGGCCTCAATCTTGCCCGCCTTGCGAGTGATTCGCATGGTTAGAAAATCCCGCCGACTTTGCGGAAGGCCGCGCGCTCGGGCAGGCCGCCCACGTAGAAGCCGCCCACGGCTTGCGCTTCGAGCAGGGCGACGAGTTGCGCGCCGTAGGGGGTCAGGTTCAACCAATAGCGCCACTGGCCGCGCTCGGGGGGCGGTTGCATTTGCACTTGCACGTCGCCGACGCGCGAGTTAATCACGATCCCCGGTTGCCCCGTGTAGTTGCCCGAGGCGATGATTACGCCAAGGGCCAAGAGGTGCGCGGTCATGGTGTAGAGCGCATTCGTTCGAACGGGTACGGACATGTCGCCGTAAGTGTCGGCCGAAACGTAGCCCGTCGCCATGCCGAATTGAATTTCGAGGGCCGCGTCGGGGTATTTGGCCGGGTCGGCAAACTGCGGGAACAGTGCGCGGAATGCGGCGGGGTCAAGTGTGATAGTTGTCATGGTCAGCCCTCAAAATAGAAAAGGCCGGGGCGTCGATAGCTCCCAGCCTTTGCGGTCAGACAAAGCCCGGGGGCTTTACTTTTTCTTGCGACCGCCGGTTGCGGGGGCGGTGTCGGTTTCCAGCGTTTCCCCGCCGACAACGGTATCGGCGTCGGGGGCGATGTTGTCTTGCGGTACGACCGGCGCGGAATTGTCGCGGCCGGTCATGTCGGCGGCCACGGTGTCAGGGTCGGCGTAGGTTTCGGAAACCATAACGAAACCGTTTTTCTCGTGTAGTTGGAAAACCTGATTCGCGCGAAGGTACTCGACTTGTTCCTCGGTAACGGTCGTCGCCACGCCTCGCGGGGTAACGATACGGTCATTCGCAACGCCCGCGCCGCCCTTGATCAAGACCGGGGGAAGGTCGATAGGCATATCGGCCCCGCCTTGCGCGTGGTTGGTATAGGCAACATCGCTCGCAAGCGTGGAGAAGATAAACAGTTTTTTGGACATGGGGGAGAACTCCTTAACAAGTTGATGGAGAGAAAGCAAGGTGCATCATAAAACAAAAAGCCCCCAAAGTCGAAACCCGGGGGCTTTCCTTGCGACTACTGGCCGCGCCTTAGATACCGCTCAGGCGTTGCACCGCAAACGGCCGCTTGGTGAAGATACCGGCGGTCGCGTTCGAAAAGTCTTCGACGTAGCCTTTCGCTTGCTTCTCGGTGCCGAGGGCTTGGAACTTGGCGGGCACGATTTGGGCGAAAGTTGCGCCGCCATCGCTACCACCATCCTCGACGGAATCGGCAAACAGGTACGCAACGTTCGCGCCGCCGTTCGCCAAGTTCAACTCGGGGGCCGAGAGAACGCGGCATTTCGGGTACGTGTCGGCAAGCCACTTGCGAACGCTGATACCGAAATCGCTCGTAACGCTCAGGTATTGATAAACGTTCGTTGCGAGAACGAGGGTCGTCGCGGTCTTCTCGACATTCACTTGGTCTTGCGAGGCGGCTTGCAGGCGAGCAAACATGCCGCGCAAATCGGCGGTGATATTGAGGAACGATTTCGCGCTCCACAAGGTCGAGTTACCCGAGCCGGTAGCGGCGGCGGTCGAGTAGGCGGGCAAGCTCGGATCGTTGAGGAAACCGTAAGTACGGTTTGCCCCGCCGTTGAACCCGTAGAAGCCGACACGGTTTCGCGTAATGTCGAGCGCCAACGCGGCGGCCGAACGCTTCTCGGCGGCGTTGTTGATGCGAACACGGGCGCTTCGTGCGTCTTCCAGCAAGCCGACCTTGATACCCTTTTCCCAGCGGATCACGGTACGACGCTCGAAATTGACGTTCCACGAGGAAAGCGGAATGGTCGTGTAGTCGCCATACAAAGCGGCCTCGCCCAGCGGTTCGAGAACGCCTTGGATAACTTCTTCGTCATCCCATTTACCGGCCGTGGTAACGCCCACGATTTCGTCGATACGACGGGCGGCGGTCATGACGCGAACGAAACCCGGCAACCAGCTTTGCAGGAATTGAATCGGGTTCGAAATGCTCGCGGTCGTGACCAGCCCTTGCGCATCGTCCATCGCCATACCGTCGAGGCCCATCGAGCGGATTTGATCCCGCACGAAGCCTTGCGGCAGGTTGATACCGATTTGGGCCAGCGCGCCATAATCGGCGCAATCCTCGGCGGCCATGTCGAGCGAGCGCACGTTGCGCCCGAAAACGTGGCTCAGGACTTCGGTTTGTTTCTTTGCCATTTGGTTATCTCCTTGAAATAGCGTTGATTAAGCGCCGGTCAAGGCGATAACGGCAAGACCTGCCGCCGCGTTTGCAAAGCGCGTGACCTTGGCGTTTGCGATTTGGGTTTGGCCTGCGCCCGCGTTACCCGCGCCCAAAGTGCCGTCGGCATTGACGAAATACACGCCGTCGCCGATGTTGGCCGCGCCCGCGAGGGCGACGCAAAGCTCGTCCATTGTGGCGAACTCGCAAACGGTGCCAGCGGGTACGGTCAGCGTCGGGGCCAGCGGGCCGCCTGCGCTCGTGCCGATGGATTGCAGGGCCTTCGGGTTGCAAAGGATACCGCCAAAAGCGCCCGTGCCGCCCGGTTGAAACTGGCCGTCGGCCGAGTCAATGGTAAAGGCGCGACCGACGACGATGTTCGCGGCGGTGCCCTTCACGACGCCGGGTTGCGCACGACGCGGGCCGGAAAAGACGCTTTCGCCGACGACGCCGAAACCCTGATTTGCTGCGATGGTAGATTGGAAGCCCATGATTTACTCCCCTTTCAGGTGTTTGGTTACGAAGTTGCCGCCCTTGGAAGGGGCCGCGCCATCCATACCCGACACGGAAGCGGCGGGAGTAGCGGCGGGCTTGGCTTGCAAGTAGCCTTCGAGCATTGCGGCTTGAACGCCCTTGTCGGCTTTGATGCCGAGTTTATCGCAACCGTAGCTCACCACGTCGTCGAGGGTCATCGAAGCATGGTCGAAGGTGCCCACGTGTTGCGAAATCTTCGCGGCCAGTGTGTCGCGCTTGGCGATGCGGCCCAGCACGCTACGCTCGATTGCGGCGGCGTCCATGCCTGCGCCTGCGGGGGTGCCTTCGCCGCCTTCGCCTTCTTTCTTGGCTTCGGGGGCGGGGGTCGCCGGGTCGGTTGCGGCGGTTGCGGCCGGGGGTGCGCCTTTGTCGCCTGCGGGTTCGGCGGTAACGGCCGGGGCCGCCATCTTGCCGAATGCTTCGGTCAGTTTCGCGACTTGCGGGGCAAGCTCGGAAACCACGGCGATACATTGTTCGAGGGTCATAGAACCCGCGCCGCCGCCTTTGTTTTCTTCTGCCATTTCTAGCTCCTTTGCATCAAAAGTGAAAGTGAAGTGATCCATAACGGCCACGTCAGGCCCCATGCGCCCCTCAGTTACGAGGGCTAAATGGTTGCCCCTTATCTTACGCTGTATTGCGTCATAACGTAAGCCGTTCCAAACGCCCGCCGTCATGTCGTAAATACAACGATAGCCGGCCGAAAGCTCGCGCTTTCCTGCCTGTATCAAAGCCGCTAGTGTAGAGGAAAACGCTTTGATGTTGGCGTACAACACGCCGTCTTTGAAGAAAACTTCTTCGCCGATAACCCCTTGTACGCCCTTTTTCTCGGCAGGCAAAGCCCGGTCGGTCATTTCCTGCGCTACCGGCCCGAGCATTACGTGTTCGTCAATCCAAGGCAGTAACTTGAACGACGCGACGCATTCGGGGTCGGCCAATTCTTCGGGCGGCCGCAACACTTGAAAGATGCGGTCAGCATCCGGGCCAGTGAGGCCGAGTTGCCGCCCTGAGTACGGGAAAATTCCCGCCTTGCTGATAGGGTTCGCCTTGAGTTCAAACCAGCCGTTACCGTCGTACTCGCGCGCGTCCATGCCAACGCCGAGGGCGGGCAGGGCGGCAAGCGTGGCCGCGACGCCCGGGTGCAACGGTTGCGGCAAGGCGGCCAGCGGTGCCCACACGAAGCCCAAATGCTCGGGGTTAA